CATGCCAGTCCGAGGCGAGCGCCACGGCGACGGCTTCGGCTTTGTCGCTCATCGAGACGGAGAGCGGGTGCGGGCGGATGCGGGTCTTGCCGAGCGAGAGCGCGATGCCGAGTTGCTTCTCCAGCGACTCGACGCTGGCTTGGTATTGCGCGAGCTTGGCTTTGAGGCTGTCTACCTCGGTCTTGTGGGCTTTGTCCGCTTGTTCGCGGGCGATGGCGCTCCAGGATGTTTTCATTCTTCGTCCTCCTCGTCTTCGTCTGGCTCGTAAGGCCAGAGGATGTCTTCGGCCTCGCGGGTGATGGCGCGGGCGGCGTAGTCGTTTCCAAATTTGAAATCCATGAAGAAGGTCTCGCCGCCGTCCTCCCAAGAGACCAAGGCAATGCCGACATCGAAGTGCTCGGCGAGCAAGGAGCGCACTTGGAGCATCACGGCCTCGCGGTCTTTTGGTGGAGAGGTTTTCGGCTTTCTCATGCAGACTCCTCGACGAGTAGGTAGGGGATGGTCTTCTGCCCGGCGCGGTCCATTTCGGAATAGACGAGAGCGACGAATGCGCTCCACTGGGCGGGGTGGATCGTCTGACAGCCGAGCGAACTCGTAGTGTTGTAGCCTCCTTTGTGCAGGTTGATGGCGGTTCCCATCGAGTCGCCTTCGCCGTCGCGGGTCACGGGGAGTTGTTCGCCAGGTGTGGCGGGGCGCAGGGCGGGGTAGCCGCCGCCGGGCTTGGAGAGGCCGTGCTTGCCCTTGCGGTAGCGATGGACTCCGGGTTTCAAGATCGCGATGCCTTGGCGCTTCACGCTGGGATCGGTGTTGGCGTTGAAGGTGGCGTAGGCGTTTGGGCTGATGAGAAAAATGGCGTCGTCGTAAATGCCTCGGTCGTTTTGGCCCGGCACGCCCATGGTGTCGCGGTAGTAGCCGCGAATGCCCACCAGCGCGACCTCATCGGCGACGCGAGCTTTTGTCAGCAGGGCTTGCGTCTTCGACTTGGCTTGTTGTGGGCGGCTCGGGGGGAGCATCAGAAGTTTTAAGTTTTAAGGATTAAGTTTTAAGTCTCCCTCTGTGCTCTCTGTGTCCTCTGTGGTTATTTATCCTTGAGGGCGGGCAGCTCGGGGAGGGTGTAGCTGAAGCGCCCGTAGTCGGTTTCGAGGGAGATGCCGAGGGTGCTGCAGCCGGTCAAAAATGAGATGCAGAGAAAGATGTAGCCGAGCAGCAGGCCGGTGGCGGCGATCTGGGCGGGCGAGGTCATTTCTCGTCGCGGAATACTTCGATCAAAGCGATGATCGCTGCCACGGCGCTGCCGATGCTTTCCCAATGCTGCGGCGACAAGCTCAATCCGGCGAGGCCGCCGAGGACAGCGAGGCCACGAAAGGTGGACGGCTGTTTTAAGTGCGAGAGGAATTTGTTCATGGGGGGAGGGAGGGGTTATTTGTTTTGAAAGTCTCGCCAGACTTTGAGCAGGGCGATGAGCCCCGCCAGCAGGCCGATTCCGGCGCTGGCGAGGCGCGTCCATGCTTCGAGGTGGGGCAACATGCTATACGCGGCCCCGCCCACCCCGGCGGCAGCGCCGAGGATTCCGGTGAGAGCGGTTTTGAGCGTGGCGAGCTGGTCTTGCATTTTAGCTCAGGGCGGCGGCGAGCTGCGCTCCGGTGGTGGCCACGGTCGAGCATTGCGCGAGCCGGTCGGTCTGGAGCAGGTCGGTCTTGGCTTTGATGGCGGCGACATCGGCATTGGCTGGTGCGGTGTAGGCTGCCGAGGCCAAACGGCTCGATATGCTGGCATCAAGATTAGAAATCTCGTTCAGCTCGGATCGGACGGCTGTTGCCACTGCGGCGGCTGTTGGCGCTGCGGTCGGAGCTGTGTAGTCTGCTGAGGCGAGGCGCGAGCTGATGGCTTGGTCCACTCGGCCCAACTCAACCGAAAGCTCGGAACGCACGGCTGCTGCCACCGTGCTGGCGGACGGCGCAGTGACTCCGGCGATGGCGGCTTCGAGGAGGCTTTGGTCGGCAGGATCGCTCGGCAGCGCATCGGTCTTCGCTTTGATCGCCGAAAGCTGGGTCGAGTTGCTATCGAGTTCCTGGCGAATCTCGATGGCGGTCGGTCCGCTTGCGCTGGTGAGCGTGCGAGCATTGTAGTCCCAGATATCGGCGGGAGTGACTGATGCCGGGGCGTTCGTAAGCGTGTCGACCACGCCTCCGGTGATCGTGCGGGCGGCGGCGCTCCAGACGGCGGTGGCGACGCTGGCTCCGTCTAGGACGGCAGTGCCTTTGGTTTGGAGAACGGCCCCTGATCCAGTTGAGGACGGGATGGTATCGGGCACAGCGAAGGTAAACGATGTGCCGGAAACGACCGAGGCCACCGTGTAGTCGCCATTCCAATCGGAGTAAAAAGCTCCTGAGACCGTGAAGGTGTCGCCGACTTGGTAAGGGTGGCTGTAGGCCAGCGTAGCCGTGGCGGTCGTGCCGCTGCGGGTAGCCGTGAATGGCATGGCGGGGCCGTAGGTGACGCCGTAGCTGATCGTGCCACGCACGGGGACGGTGAGCGTGCCGGTGAGGTTGCCACTGGCGTAGCTCACGCCGCTGCGGACATCGCTCGGGTTGGCTTGGCCGAGGGCGTTGTCGGCGGTAAACATGTCCACAAACGAGCCTAGGCCGTTGAGTGCGTAGCGGGTCATGGAGTTCGACGGCGTGCTCCAGAGTAGAATACCACTGGCGGCCACAGGTAGTCGCCCGTTAGCGGCGCAAATAAATGACCCGCTTGCTCGAACGAAGGCACTTGAGGAAGAAATCGCAGAGGACCCAGAACTGGCAATGAAGCTTCCTACGACTTGAATTATTCCAGTAGACGAATTTAGTATTCCGGCACTCGTCGTTCCGCCTTCCACATTGCCGGTCACAATAATGGTTCCCACATTATTATTGCGTATGGCGACAGCTGCGGTTCCAGTGACATTTCCGGTGACATTGACTATGCCGCCAGAAATGTTTGCGATGGCTGTATTTACACCGCTTGTCACTGATGATCCAGTGACATTGCCTGTGACATTCACCGTGCCGCTGGAATTGTTGGCGATGGAATGAAAAGCTGAATTTTGAGGGAATCCAACAACATCTCCAACGACATAGCATTGAGCTGGCGACGCACTATTAAACTCAACGAAATTTTGTGTGTTGCCTGATGATATTGTTACTGGCGATACATTTGCTGTCAAGGTGACGCCATCATTTAACACAAATCGCCCGTTGCCTGTTGCTGTGTTTGTAACAGCATCGCAGGCTACATTCGCAGTGATCGTGATCGTGTGGCCGGTTGCGGCGCGGGCCGTGTCGCCGACTCCGGGGACGACGCCGCCTGTCCATGTGGAAGTCGCGTTAAAGTTACCGCTTTGGGCGCTGGTGATGAGGGCCATGGCTTAGAGTCCTTTCTCGGAAATGTAGGTTTGGAGGGCGGTTTGGATCGCGGCGATAGCTCGTTGGGTGGAGGGATCGGAGCCTGCGAGTGTGCCGAGCGAGATGCCTTTAGCCTCGGCGTCAGCGGTCTCCACGACGCCATCCTCGATGCGAGTCGGGACGAGGCGCATGGCGACATTGGCGTCACTCGATCCGTTACCGTTGTATTTACCGGTGATGGCGAGGTTGAGTGAGTAGCGGTCGTAGGTTTTGCCGTCGATGTTGGATGGTGCGGATGCGATCATGGTGTTTGGATTTTTGGGTTAAGAAAATTGAAGGGACTCCTTGGAAGACCACGCGCCGGTGGCGGATTGCTCCGAGACGACATTGCCTGCGGAGTCGGTGGTGATTTTGTAAATTGTCCACTCTGCGGCGTCTTCGGCAGGGCCGCTTGAGGGGTAGTCGGTCCAGGCGAGGCGGCCGAGGTAGAGGTCGTCGCCGTCTGCGGCGTGGAGGAGCAGGTAGTCGCTGGGGTCGCGGGGGCGGGCGAGGCGGAAGACTTCTCCGGTGTGGTCCTTGGAATACAAGCGCCGGTCGGCGAGGTTGAGGGCGAGGCTCCCTTCGGCCACTTGCGCGGCGGTGGGGACTCGGCCTGCTACCGTGCTGCGGAGGAGCTTGAGGACCGTGGCCATGGAGAAGTTTTAAGTTTTAAGGATTAAGTTTTAAGTTGGCGGGCCCGTGGCGGCGGCGCGGGCTGGAACCGCACCGCCGCTGTGGGGGGAGGGAGCTATTAGAAGCTGCCGCCGTCCAGCTCGATGCCTTCGATGGTGCCGCCAGTGATGGCGACATTGTTGGCATTCTGCGTGGACATGGTGCCGAGTCCGGCTGCGGTGGTCTCCAAGCTGGAGACGCGGCCAGTCAAGGCTGTCGCGGCGGATTCGATGGCAGCAATGTCGGACTCCACCTCGTCGAGGCGGGCGTCGGCGGAGGCCCCTTCGAGCGCGACCACTCGGCTATCGAGAGCGCTGATGGCCGAAGCACGGGTGCTGGCTTCGCTGTCGATATTGTTCTGGAGGGTGGTGTCAGCCGCTTGGCGGGCCGATGTCTCGGTCGAGAGATTGCCTGCAACGGTGTTGATATTGCCCTGGAGGGTGGTGTCGGCGGCGGCGCGGTCAAGAAGCTCTTGAGCGAGACCGGCGGCGATCACGCCTTCGGCTGCGGTGGCGCGGTTGACCTCGGCGGTCAGGGCGCTGGAGGCGCTGTTGGCGAGGGAGGTGATGGCTCCGTTGAGGTTGCTGTCGGCGGCCTCGAAGGCGGCGACCACTTCCGTCAACGAATCAAGCGAGCCGGGAGTGACATTCGAGAGAACATTGTCGATGCGGGTTCCGAGCGCGAGTTCCGCTGCGGTGGCGCGGGAGGTTTCCGAGCTGATGCTGGAGTTCAGCGTGCTGACTTCGGAGGCGAGGTCGGAGTTTTTGGCATATTCGCCATGTCCTGCCAGCGCGATGATTCCGGAATCAAGTCCCAGATAAAGTTTGTCATCGACCTTGTTGTAGGCCAACTCGCCGATGGCGAGGCTGGCTGGGGCTCCGGCGTTACCGGAGAGGCGGCGTTTGATTCTGAGTGTATTTGGCATGATGTTTTGGGGGTGTTTGGTTGTTCTGCGGGGTTGTCCTAAAACTCACCGCCGTCCGCGTCGGAGGCGATGGGGAGGTAGGAAAGGGTGTCGGGGTCCCAACGGTGGGGGATGTTGGAATCTTGCGGAAAATAGATGCGGCCCACCAAGCCAGGCGCGGGGAAGTCGGCGACGGTGGGGAAAGTCTGCACATCGTCGAACTCGTCCGGGATCATGTCGCCGGAGACTTGGCCCGAGGAGTCGAGCTGCGCGACTTGCGCAGTCGTGCTGATCATCGTTCCAGTCAGGGGATCGAAGGCGATGCTGGACATAAATCAGAACGGCGGGAGAACGAGGTAGGAGCCGGAGACGGCGGCGTTGTCGGTGGTGGGAGTGCCGACGAAGTAGGTCACATAGATTCGCGCCACAGCGACTCCGCCGAGCGAATACTCGGTGTAGAGCGTGTTGTTCGTGGAGCCCACGCGGGTGATCGTGAAGCGGTCGTAAAGCGGAAGCGCAAATCCGGTGGTGACTCGCAGAGCCCCATCTGGAGTGGCTTGGACGGGCTGGACGATGCCTGCGGAACTGCGGGCGGCGATTTGAACGGTGGGGTTGCTCATAGCGTTGATTTAATTATCGGGAGGGGTGTCAATAGGGGTGTTATTGGAAGGAAGCGGACCAGCGGCGGACCTCGCCTTT